GATGAAAACACGAAAGAATGACATCGTTACAATAAGAGTAACACAAGAAGAAAAAAAGCTTTTAAAAGAAAAAGCAAGGCGAGAACGAAAGACGTTGAGTGCATATATTTTAAGTAAAACTATGGAATAATGGAATTAGAATGGACGGAACAAAACAAAATTAAACTTTGGGTGCAACAAGGTGTGATTGAAAAAGATACTTATTACTCTATGGAATGCGAAATGCCAGTAAGTTTTTTAGAATGTATGCCTTTATATAAATGGCAGTATTGTCACGAATTATTGGTTAAACAAAAGGGGTATTGCGACTTAGTTTTTGTGGAATTTATTGAAGAATTAGAAGAGCATTTGCAATGTTCAAGTAGACTAATAAAATTGAGTTGTTTAGATGAAGTAGAGAGAAAAGATTTAATTAAATTATTTACAAAAATATTAAAAAAATCAGAATTGTTTTTGGTGGGTGCAGATGCTTTTTTGCAATCAGTAGAAGAATTAAAAACAAATAAATATGAAACAAGAATTTAACGATATAATTCTTAATGAGGAATTAAAAGAATGGCACTTTTTTGATAGGCAGGTGTTTATATTTTATCACAATCACAGGTTGTCAATGCGACAAATAGCTAAATCATCAAGAATAAGTTTAAGCGTAATTTTTAGAAGTCTAAAGAAAAGTCAAGACAAATTAAATGAAAAATATAATATAAATTATCAAGAGTACAGAAAACAAATAAATAATAAATAAATGGAACAGAAAGACAACAGTGGTGCAATCTTTAAAAACGATTACAAAAAGACGGACACGCAACCAGATTACAAAGGTAAAGCAATGATTGACGGAAAAGAAAAAGAAGTAGCACTATGGCTAAACGAATCTAAAAACGGCAAGAAGTATTTTAGTGTTAAGTTTTCAGAACCGTACCAAGCAGAAGTAGAAGCTGGTTACGGACACAAACCAAAAGAAGAAAAAGACGATTTACCATTTTAATTTGTATCTTTGATTTTTGATTAGGTTAATTTGTATAAGGTAAGCACTCAGAGATGGGTGCTTTTCTTATTAACAACTATTTGAAAAAAAGCACGTCTATACATATTAGAAAATAATCATTACTTTTGTTTAGATACTAATCAATGAACTGGTTAAAAAAAGTTGCTAAGTTTCACGATGACTATGTACGCATAGTTCAAAGTTATGGCGAAGAACTTTATGCCGAAGACATTGTTCAAGAAATGTATTTACGCTTAGATAAGTATGCAGACGTTTCAAAGATTCTACGAAAAGACGGAACAGTAAACCGTGCATACATTCACTTTACATTACGAAATATATATTGTGATTTAACCAAACAACGAAAGAAACACACTAAAGTAAATATTGACGAATGTAGAAATTTAGGGGTGCGATATAAGTACATTGAAAAGCAAGATGCTGAAAAGATGTTAGAAGCAAGAATACAAGCTGAAGTAAGCACTTGGCATTGGTTTGATCAACGCATATTTAATATCTATCGCAACGACAAAATATCGATGCGTGAGTTAAGTAAGCAAACACGAATAGGCACAAGCACAATATTTCACACTATAAAGTATTGTAAAGAAAGAATAAAAGAAAACATAGCAGAAGATTACGAAGATTATATAAACGAAGATTACGAAAAGATATGAGCGAACAAAAAAAGAAAACGAGAAAAAAACGAACTACTAAAAAAAAGCAACCTAAAGGAGTTGGTGACATAGTAGAAACAGTATTAGAAAAAACAGGTGTAGCAGCAGTTGCAAAGTTTGTACTTGGCGAAGACTGTGGATGTGAAGAACGCAAACAAAAACTAAACGAGATGTTTAGTAGAACACGAAAGCCCGAGTGCCTACAAGAAGACGAATACAATTGGCTACACGAATGGTTTAGCATAGAAAGAAACACTATTAAACCAACAGAACAACAAGCACTACTAAAAATCTACAATAGAATATTTAACGTAAAGCAAAACGCTACAAGCTGCGCAAGTTGTGTTCGTGAAATTATAGAGAAAATGCGCAAAGTTTATTTAACATACGAAGACTAATATGAGACCTAAAAAAATAAAAGAACCAAAACAATTAGAAGAAATATTTAAAGAGTATAAAACCTACACAAAAACGAACCCAAGATTTAAATATCATCTTAACCAAAGAACAGGTGATATGGTAGGAGAACCACTTGAAGTACCATACACAATAGAAGGGTTTGAAATCTTTTGTCACGATAAATATAACTTCACTGCAAAGCATTATTTAGAGAATACGAACAAAGCTTACGAAGATTTTTGTACTATCTCTATACGCATACGCAAAGAAATACGTGATGACCAAATTAAAGGCGGTATGGTAGGGCAATACAATCCAAGCATTACTGCACGTTTAAACGCACTAAAAGAGCAGATAGAACAAACTAATATTGAGCAACCACTATTCCCAGATGTTTCAAAGGACAACGGCAATAAATAAAATACTTGCGTTAAAAAAACGAATCAAGATTGTTCAAGGTGGCACATCAGCTGGTAAGACATACGGCATACTTCCTATCTTAATAGACCGTGCTGCTAAAACACCAAACACAGAAATAAGCGTAGTAGCCGAATCAATACCACATCTTCGTAGGGGTGCTTTGCGTGACTTCTTAAAGATTATGAAAGCGATTCACAGGTTTGTAGATGAGCGCTATAATAAAAGTCTTTTAAAATACGAATTTTCAAACGGTAGCTTTATAGAGTTTTTTAGTGCTGATGTAGATGCCAGTAAGCTTCGTGGTGGACGTAGAAACATTCTGTACATAAACGAGTGTAATAATATAAGTTTTGAAAGTTTTAACGAAATGTCAATTAGAACAAAAGACGAAGTATTTTTAGACTACAATCCAACGGCAGAGTTTTGGGTACAAACAGAATTAGAAGGGCAAGAAGATGCAGATAAAATAATCTTAACATACAAAGATAACGAAGCACTTGATGAGGGTATCATAAGCCAAATAGAAAAGAACATAAAGAAAGCCGAAACGTCTAATTATTGGAAAAACTGGGTGGATGTTTATGTGAACGGTGTTATGGGGAAACTTGAGGGCATCGTTTTTGGAAATTGGAAGCAAATAGACACAATACCAACCGAAGCAAGATTAATTGGCATAGGAATGGACTTTGGTTATACTAATGATCCTACTTCTATAATCGAAGTATACAAACTTAACGAAACACGAATACTTAACGAAGTAACATACCAAACAGGTTTACTAAATAGCGACATAGCAAAACTACTACCTAAAAACGTACCGGTATATGCAGATAGTGCCGAACCAAAATCAATAGCCGACATACAACGATACGGCATAACAATCAAAGGAGTAACAAAAGGCAAAGATTCAATCAACTACGGAATAGACGTTATGCAGCGTGAAGACTATTTAGTGACATCACAAAGCACAAACTTGATTAAAGAGTTAAGAAGCTATTGTTGGGATACTGACAAAACAGGTAAACGACTAAACAAACCAATTGACAATTTCAATCACGCAATCGATGCGGTGCGTTACCACGAAATGGAGACTTTGGGTATGAATAAGAACTATGGTTCGTATTCGATTTTATAGCACTATTACAAAAACACGAAAAATAAGTTATTAATATATGAAGTTAGATTTATTACTACCTACATCATTAAGTGAGATACCATTATCCAGGTATCAACAATTCATAAAGACGAAAGAAGCATCTAATGACGATGAATTTATTGCACAAAAAATGATTCAAATATTCTGTGGCATAGATTTAAAAGATGTGGGCAAAATAAAAATGAAACACTTAAACGAACTAATAACACACTTTACAAAAGTGTTTAGTGAAAAGCCAAAGCTTATACGTCACTTTAAAATAAAAAACATTGAATTTGGTTTCATACCAAAACTCGATGAAATTACATTTGGCGAATATGTAGACTTAGAAAACCATTTGCAAAATTGGAAAACATACCATAAAGCAATGGCAGTTATGTATCGACCAATTAAAGAAAAGCAAAAAGACAAATATACTATTGTGGATTACGAACCAAACGAAGATATGCAAGAACTAATGAAGTTCGCACCGTTAGATGTAGCAATTAGTTCAAGTGTTTTTTTTTATCGTTTAGGGAACGAATTGTTAAATCATACAATCAACTTTTTACAGAAGGAGTTGAAGACGATGACCACTTCCAACAATATAGCGAACGACACCAATTCAGCAAACAATGGGGGTGGTATAATTCAATCTATGCACTTGCTAAAGGAGATGTTACCCGATTTGACGAAGTTACAGGATACCGACTTACTAAATGTCTTACCTATCTCACATTCGAAAAGCAAAAAAACCAAATTGAAGCAAACGAACTTAAACAACAAATGAGAAGATGAATTATTTTGATATTATAGACAAACTAAAAGCACACTTTGACGCAGACGAATTAGTAAACACCGTAACGCAAGGTGATATATTCGAAGTAGATTTATCAAAGCAAACCATTTTCCCGTTGGTTCACTTAATTGTAAACACGGCAACATTTGAAGAAAACGTAATAAGATACAACATTAGTATTTTAGCTATGGATATTGTCGACATAACAAAAGACGAAACCACAAGCAAGTTTGATGGCAACGATAACGAACTATATATAATCAATGCACAGTTAGCAGTTCTTAACAGGTGTTATGAGTTGTTAAGACGTGGCACACTATAC